TGTATGGACTGTACCTTAGGGCTTTTGCACTAGACGACGGTTACATCTCAGACAAACAAAAAGCAAGCGGAGTACGTGGACAATACTTGTGGATTAATCCTAAGTTTGACCAACGCAAAAGACCCTTGACTTGGGCCGAGAAGCGTAAGCAAGCAAAGAAGTCATAAATTACCACTTTATTGTCTTTTTTGATAAATACTTTTATGGAAATAGACAATAGCAAAACTGGCCCAAAGCCAAAGACACTGGTAGAAGGAAGCATTACTGGACTTACTGTTGGTAGGAATAAAACAGTAGTCCCTCCTGATCAAGTAGAAGCACTTGCTGAACTTGGATGCTCAGATAGAGATATTGCAAACTTCTATGGTGTAAAAGAAGACACTCTACGATATAACTTTGCGGACAATCTTGTAAAAGGTAGAGAGCAGATGAAGATAACTCTTAGACGTGCAATGTTCAAAAACGCTTGCGTGAATATGAGTGCGGCAGTACAAATATTCCTCGCTAAGAACCTACTTCAGATGAGCGACACTGGCATTACTAACAGTGATGAAGCTTTGCCTTGGAATGAAGTAGTACAAGAAGAAACAGTTGAAAATGACAAAGAAGCCTAATATCGTAGACAGTGGTACAGTAGTAGTAAAACCACCTAAGAAGAAATGAGTAATACAGCCGAACTTAGTGTAACTATTATGTGTCATATGCAAAAGACACTTAATGACATAGTTACTGAGCAAGGCTCAATTAGTATTAACAACAAAACTATTTGGAACAAGTACCTACATCAGATGGACAATGTTATTTGGCGTGGAGTATTAGAAACATTATTAGACCTACACCAACAAGAGCCTGACTACTTTGACCTACATCAGATAGGTGCAGTACGTCAAGGATTAGAAACGCTCAACAAGTATTACGACTATTACGACAATGTGTTACACATCAACAAGCCCACTATGAAGCATAGAGGAATTGCTTGGAGATGCTTAATGGTTGTTAGAGAAGTTATGAATACTATAGAGAAAAGACAATAGGAGTAGTAGATGTCAATTAGAAAAGAATACTTATCAGAATGGCGCATATGGTACAATGCGTTTAACAAAGCAAATAAAGAAGAAACTCACGTACATCCTGATTGGCAAGACTTTGAAACTTGGCTTAATGAACTAGGCCCAAGACCTAACAGCACTGATCAATTCTGTAGAGATGACTGGACCAAAGGATGGACACCTGACAATGCAGGATGGCGCACAATGCCATATGGACGTAATAAAGACTATGGTTACGCTAAGGCAAGTTATGAACGACGAATGCATCAACAGCATTCTTGTTAAGTTCAAAGCCTGTAATACAATCTTGGTTATTATTGGATCATACAAATAGTGCTAAATGTGGTGGAAGTAATCTAATCTTCTCTTGTGGTACAAAGAACAAATCCATTTCGCCTCGTCCTTCCTTGTGAGTTCGCAAGTCAATCCAACCGTTAATCTTTGAACAGCAACGATAGTTAAGAGCATCAAACAAGTCAGCAATGTCAGTGCGAGCATAGTTAAACTTACGGCATTGCTTCTCAACTAATTCCAACTGTAGTACTGGACGATTGGTTGTTATAGTTTGCATTGCTCCTTGTAATACAAACAGTTCATACCCTTCTACATCTATCTTAATAAAGCCAACTTGAGTAAACTTGTATGAGTCTAGTGTACGCACATCTACATCTACTGTAGCTTTAGTAGTGCCTCTACTTCTAGGGTTCTTGTCAAAGTGTTGTAAGTGGTTATGTCCGCCATTGCGAGGATGTGTTATTATTTGTGTTGTCCTAGGTGTTTCGCCTAATGCACTTGTGTGAAGTGTTACGTTAGATACGCTGTTGTCTCTTACAGTGTTTGTCCATAATGTTTGTGCTAACGGAGTCGGTTCAAAGCACTCAACAGTGTTAAAGCGTTTAGCATAGTGTATTGCGTTCACAGCATTGTTAGAGCCAATGTCAATACAACGCTGCCAGGATTGTACAATTGTTTGTGCAAAGTCCCAGTTAGTTGATTGATACTGTCCGTGCTGAAGTCTTCCGTAATACATTGTATCACCTTGCTCAATCCAGTAAATATTTCCGTCCTTGCTATGTATTGCTTCTATGTTCATAATGACGTATCCTTTGTAGTATTTATGCAAACTTAGATTGTACTCACGAAAACAGACTCCGAAGAGCCTGCTCGTAACTATACTGTCAAATTGCTACATTGTTAACCGTTTTGCTACCATTTAAAATGAATTATGATAAATACTTTTATGGACAATTACGAATTTAAATATGCACTAAACAAGACACGTACAAGCCCAGCAGTTGGTCCTGGACGCACTGTTGATCGTAGCAAATGGATTAAAGGTCCTTGTCCTGTTAGACACGATAAGTACTATGCTTGGCTTAAACACCGCAGTCAAGCAAACTATCGCAAAGAGCCTTATACTTTAACTTGGGATCAATGGGAAACGCTTTGGACAGATGACCTGTTCTTACGTCGTGGAAAAGGACCAGACAGTGTTTGTCTTACGCAACTTGATCGCAGTATTGGATGGACCATAGACAACGTAGAAATAATAGTTCGCAAAACACATTATAGTGGCACACGGATGATTGATAGATAATGATAGATCCCGGCTTTGATCCTTACGATACAATGATGCAGTTAATTGAAACAGTTAATTCGCAGGCACGATTACTTGAAGAAGTAGTACGAGCACACAATAAACACGAAAGATCATTGCTTGCTCTATTAGAGCAAAACAACTTCCTAAGGCACGAACACGAAGTAGACCGCAACCAAATAGTAACAATTAGTAAAGCGTTAAATGAGTTAATGAATGATATTGAGTGATCCCCAACAATCCATCGCAAATGACAAACATCGCTTTAAGGTAGTAGTTGCAGGTAGACGCTTTGGCAAAACCTTTCTGTCAATACGACAGTTGTGTTACCATGCAAGGATACCTAATCAAAACATCTTTTACATTACAAGTTCCTATCGCGCGGCAAAGATGATTGTGTGGAAGCCTCTTAAAGAACGCTTGCTAAACTTAAAGTGGGTAGTCAAGGTTAATGAAAGCGAACTAAGCATCACACTCAAGAATGGCAGTGTAATAAGTCTTAAAGGGGCAGAGAATCCAGACAGTTTACGTGGTGCAAGTTTAAGCTATGTAGTAATAGATGAAGTTGCAGATGTTGATGCAGACTTATGGATTAGTGTTATACGTCCGGCTCTTGCTGATCAAAAGGGCGGAGCAATGTTTATTGGTACACCTAAGGGTAAAAGCAATTGGCTCTACGACTTGTACCTAATAGAAAAAGAACAATCTAACATATGGGCCAGTTGGCAGTACACAACAATTGAAGGTGGCTTTGTTGATGAAGAAGAAATAACACAGGCTCGTGCAGACATGAGTCTTAAACAGTTCCGACAAGAGTTTGAAGCAACGTTTGAAACAACAGAGAATAGAGTTGCCTGGGCGTTTATTAGAGATGACAATATTAAAGAAGCACCTGACCACATTGATCACAGCATCATACATATTGGAATGGACTTTAACGTAAGTCCTGCAACTGCCGCTATCTTTGTTAAGGATGATGCAAAGATGTACCAAATAGACGAGATACTAATGTACTCATCAAACACCAACGAATTAGTTACAGAAATTAAAACACGCTACCCTAAGAGCAAGATATTTGTTTATCCTGATCCAAGTGGTAACCAAAGACGTACGAGCGCCGGTGGCATGACTGATCACACTATATTATCCAACGCTGGGTTTGTACTTAAAGCACCACGCAAGCACGATCCAGTAAGAGACAGAATCAATGCATACAATGCTCGTTTATGTTCAGCAGATGGCACTAATAACCTTTATATAAGTAGCACTGCTAAATATACAATAGAGAGTCTTGATAAATTTACATTTAAGGAAGGTACACAAGTACCGGACAAAGATAGCGGATACGATCATATGTTTGATGCGGCTTCATACTGTATCGCATATCTATTCCCACTAACACGGGACATAGATCCTGACAGTCAACAACCGCAACGCTGGGGCATTGCATTAGCATAAAAGGAAAAAATAATGGACGCAATACAATTATTAACAACAGAAGTAGCACAAGCAGTAAGTGGCAACGCTATATACAATGCTTACAAAAGCCAATGGCGCTATATGTTGGAATCATACATGGGTGGAATGGAGTATCAGAATGCTCAACACCTTGTAAAATATCAATTAGAAACAGAAAGTGAATACCAGAACCGTTTAGATACTACTCCACTACAGAACCATTGTTCAAGTGTTATTAGTGTATACAACAGTTTCTTGTTTGGACAACAACCACAACGATCGTTTGGTAGTGTTAAGAATATGCCCGAACTTGAAGACTTTCTTAATGATGCAGACTTTGATGGACGCAGTTTAAACAGCTTTATGAAAGATGCGGCAACTTGGGCAAGTGTGTTTGGTCATGCTTGGGTTGTAGTAGCAAAGCCAGACATTGGTGCAACTACAAGAGCAGACGAGTTAGCACAAGGTGTCCGTCCATACCTAAGTTTACTTACTCCATTAGTTGTTCTAGACTGGCGTTATGCAAGAGCACCAAGCGGACGTTATCACTTAGAATACATTCGTTATGTTGAAGAAGTAAATGGTGATGTAAGTGTTGTTAAAGAATGGACTATGGAAACAGTTCGCACAATGACAATTAATACAACAGACGATGTGTTAATTGGTGATGAGCAAGTACCTAATCAACTTGGAACAGTTCCGGTCGTATGTGTGTACAACAAACGCTCAACAGTTAGAGGCATTGGTATTAGCGACATTGGCGACATAGCTGATGCACAGAAGTTTATCTATAACGCTACAAGTGAAATAGATCAAAGTATTAGACTAGACTCGCACCCAAGTTTAGTTAAGACTTCGGAAACAAATGCTGGCATTGGTGCTGGTAGTTTAATACACATGCCTGAGAACTTAGATCCAGGACTAAAGCCCTACATACTAGAGTTTAGTGGCGCAAGCATTGATAAGATCCTAGCGTCAATTGAACACACAATTGAAAGCATTGACAAGATGGCTAACACTGGAGCAATCCGTGCAGTTGAAAGTCGTACACTGAGTGGCGTTGCAATGCAAACTGAATTTAGTTTACTTAATGCAAGACTCAGCGAAAAGGGCGGTGCTCTAGAACTAGGTGAAGAACAGATATGGATGCTATGGTCACGCTACATGGGCAAAGTATGGGATGGTGAAATTGATTATCCAGACAGCTTTAATATTCGTGACAACCACAGTGACTTAGACTTGTACCTGAAAGCATCAACAGCAAACATCAACAGCAAAACATTCGCTAAAGGTTTACAGAAAGAAATTGCTAAACTTATCGTTGAAGACGAAAGTGAAATGCAAGCAGTTGTAGATGAAATTGAATCACAACCAAATGGCGTTGAAAATATGATGATGGAAGTACACGACATGATGGATCCAGTTACTGGCGATGTTCGTACAGTTAGCACAATGGAACAGCATGAGTTACTTGTGTCACAAGGATGGGTTGAAGCAGTCTAATGGCAACTGAATCGCAGATAAATGCACACGATGCACTAATAGATAAACTTAGTACTAGGTTTGGTAAAGGATTGCGTCCACTGTTTACTAGCCTAGTTACTGAACTTGCATTTCTTGGAGCTAACCCTTCAAGGACGCAAGTGTTAGCATTGTTTGCTCCTATTCGTGCATACGTTGCAAATCAGAGAGAGTTGCTTAATGAAATATATGCAAGCAACATTCTAATGAACGCTGATGTCATTGACTCTAGCATAACAAGTCTAGACACTGAAAGTATAATGCAAGAAACATTATTCAATGTGCAAAAGACACTAGAGACTCAGCAGAACACTGTTATTAATAGTGTTGTGCTTGGAGGCCTTACAGGTGCCGCCATAGGTGTAATCCTTAAGGACCTCCGGGCCATAGTGAGTAAAAGTATTAAAACTATTACTAATACCTTTAACACTATTGTAAGAAACTTTGATGGAGCAGTAACTATCCTTAGGGGTAGCATTGCCGGTATTGACAAGTATCGTTATGTAGGTGGATTGATAAAGACATCAAGAAGCTTCTGTAGCAGTCACGATGGGCAAGTAATGACTGTCAAAGAAATTAATAGAATATGGCGTGGAAGTTGGGGTGGTAAAGCACCTGGCTCACCGTTTGTAGTCCGTGGTGGATACAACTGTCGTCATATATTTGTACCAGTAAAGGAAACAGTATAATGGCTTATGGAAAAAAGAAACCTAAAGGTAAAGGTAGAGGTAAAGGCACAAAGAAGAAGTAAGTACCGTGTTTAAACCAAAATTTAGACAACTTATATAAATAACAATATAACAAAATACAAACTCTTAAAGGGAGGCGATGCTACAATGTCAGAAAATACGTTGGTAAATGAAAGCGCGACTGATGCGAACACTCTAGAAGTTGAAAATCAGGCTATAGAAGCAAAATCTTATTCACAGGAAGAAGTAGATAATATGATGGCTCGCATGAAAGGCAGTCTTCAGAAAAAACTATTAAAGCCATATGAAGAACTAGGTGACGTAGATGAACTTCGCAATATGAAATCTCAAGCTGAACAATTAAAGCAAGAGGAAGCATTAAAGCGTGGTGAATTTGAAACTGTTCTAAAAGAATTAGCTTCTAAAAAGGATGCTGAAATCCAAAAACGAGACAGTGTTATTAAGGAATACAAAGTTAATACGCCATTGCTAAGTTCGGCTGCAAATAATCGTGCAGTTAATCCAGAGCAAGTTAAAGCGTTATTAGCTTCAAATGTAAGACTTAATGAAGACGGTGAAGTTGAAGTCATTGATACAAAAGGAGCAATACGTTACACAGATAACGGAAGTGTTCTAGGTGTTGATGATCTTGTGCGTGAATTCTTAGATTCCAATCCGCACTTTGTACAACCAACTGCGGCAACTGCCAACACTAAAAGCAGTCACGGAAGTGACCTAGGTAATGGCTTTGATGTCTCTAAATTAGATATGAGTAACCCGGCCCACAGAAAACTATATGCTGAGGCAAGAGCCAAAGGCAAATTATAAAATAGACAACTTAGGAGATATTTAAATGTCTAACACAACATCGGTAAACAGCGAATTATTCGCACCCCTAGTAACCGCGGCACAGTTTGCGGCTTACGAACAGTCAGTTGCACGTCAGATGATGACTGTATTTGATGCACCAGTAAACGCTGGTAAAGTACTACAAGTTCCAGTATGGTCAGCAGTAAGTGCTGAAACAATTGGCGACGAATCAGCAGCCACAGCCGCTGACACTAACACAACTTCTGCTTCAATCACTTTGAGTGAGCACGTTGTATTCCACAAAGTAACTGATATGTTACGTGACAGTGCTTATGGCAATGTTATGAATCAACTTGGTGACCAATCAGGTCGTGCTATTGCTGAAGCAATGGACACACAAGCATTTGGTGAATTTACTAACTTAGGTGGAGCCACTACTGCTATCGCACTTGCCGCTTTTGGTAAAGACGACATCATGGATCGTGTTGCTGATCTTAGAGGAAACAAACTAACTGGTCCTTTCTACGCTGTTATTCACCCGAAAGCAGCCAACGCAATCAAGAAGTCCTTGACTGCTTCAGACAACTATGCCGCTTCAGGTTCAGTTGCTGACAACATCCTTGCTAACTACTTTGTTGGTCAGCTTGCTGGATGCCGCATAATTGAATCTGCTTTGGTTCCATATGATTCCAGTACCGGCGTTGCTACTTGTGCTGTATTTGCAGGTTCTGCAATTGGACATGCAATGCGTGGATCAATTACTATGGAAGAACAGCGTCAAGCTGCCGGCCGTGCTACTGATGTAGTTCTAACTGGCGTTGCTGGTGCAAGTGTGCTACAAGCGGCACATGGTTTTATCATGAACGTTGACTTAGTAGCCTAAGGAGTAACATAGAATGGCTTTTATAACAGAAAACTCAACCGTAATTAGCTTTGCTGAATATGATGACGTTATCGCAAGGGATCAAAGACTATTTGATTCTAATGAAAGCCTTACTGACGATGTTGTAGAAACTTCTTTAATTAGAGCTACTGAACGTATGCTATCTAAGATACGTTCAAGTGCTTGGTGGACTGATTACTATGTCGCAAGATCTAGTAGTCAGACCTACCGCACTGTAGCTGATGTTCCAGCACTTGATGTGGATCGTATTGTTGCAAGACAAAACGACTTCACAGACTTGTGCGTTTACACTGCCCTAAGTGAATTCATATTACCCATGGTTGCTGACTTTGGTAATGAAGAAGACGCTGAAAGACAGAAGATGGGATATTACACTACTAAAGCAGAGGCCTTACTGGCTGAACTGCTAGGTGCAGGTGACTGGTATGACTTTGATAATGACGGTACTATTGTATCATCAGAGAAGTCACCAGGAGCCATTAACTTGAAGAGGGTGCGATGAGAGAAGATATTCTAAACTATATCAAAACACTTAGCTTGGGAAGCTTCACTGTAAGTGATGAACTGCCAAGAGAAGAAGCCGGACTAATGATGTACATAAAGAATCCAAAACGAATATATGTTGAAAGAGAACAGTATTCAGAGGAACCTTTAATACAAACACTAGACGGACTTGATATCCACTCAGAAGCAACAACTGTCAGTATCTACTTTACTGCGGATGCGAAGACAATACCAGCAAACTATGAAACGTTAATACAAAGTTTGAGATTAGGCAAGAACGTAAATACAACATCAGGATATAATAATCGTGCTGTTGAAGTTCAAAGCGATTACGTCAATGACTTATTAGTAACGCAAATAGACTATACATTTAGTAAGCTAACATAAAGGAAAAAGCAATATGGCTACATACATTACTAGTCCAGGTGGAACAACAGGAGCAACATCCAGTCCACCAATCTTAACACTAACATCGTCTGTCTCAGGCAATTTAGTATTACCAGGTCTCCAGGACGTGACCATTAACAGTGCAAACGATGTGTTTACATGGACACAATTGGATCAGGCTGCAAAACTACAGATCGCTACAACTTCAACCAACAGTATTAGTACTAACTTGGTTGTTGACGGTACGTTGTTCTTTGGTGATTCAGGTGGATCAGTTGGTGCCGCAGACACATTAGGCCTTTTAGGTCTAAGTAACGATAAAACAGCAGTAACATTTAGCATCAACATTGGTGATAAAACGTTGTCTGGTGCAGGATTTGTTACTGGTTTAGCACCAAGCGTATCAGCAGACAGCCCAGTTTGGGTATCTCCTGTTACTATCACAGTGAACGGCGAATACACCGTAAGCTAAGAAGTAGAGCGTGAGGGCACTACAAAAGGGGGGTTTGCGCCCCCCTTTTATTCTATGTGCTAAATACAATGTAGGAAAGATTAATGGACCCAATAGATAAAAAGACAGACCAAGAGATATATCTGAGCATTGTTGCAGAGGCAGCAAAAGCAAAGAACGAATTAAGTTGCGCCCAGCGTGACTTAACAAAAGCAAATAGCAGACTAGAGTTTCTTCTAGTTCTTGCGAACACTTTGATTAACAGAAAAAAGGATTAACAGATGAAACTAGAAGCACTCGCAAGCAAACCAAAACTAATTAAAATTACTATTGACGATAAGGATATTATTGCCACCTATGGTGAAGCAGTTGAATTCCACGTCTACGACAGACAAAACATGGACACATTTATGAGTCTTGCGTCACTTGAAGGTGAACAAGAATTTGGCGAAATTGCTAAAGTAGTTGCCAAATTAGTACTTGACGATAAGGGTAAACAAGTACTTAAAGAAGGAGAAGTCTTACCATTAGACTTAACAATTAAAACTGTTGAGAAGGTGGTAGCACACTTGGGAAACTTAATGACCCCGACTTCAGCCAGTTAACACCTGCATTATACGCTTGGTTAACATTAGACTTTGTTGCCAAGCGTTATGGTAAGTTGCCAACTGAAGTTCTTAGAGACGGGTCAACAATAGACGTTAAAATTGCAAACTTTGCATTGCAATATGAAAACTATTTAAGTAATAGTCACACAGGCAATAGCGGCGATAACTTAACTGAAGACCAGATGCAAGAGATGTTAAATACAGCGAGGGCACACAAGAATGATAAAGAAGTTGACGAATAGAATTGATCCGCGAATGAAAAGGATTCAAAAAAACTTTGGTAGACTTGCTAAAGAAGCGTATGGCGAATTTAAGAAAGTTACACCTATCAAATCAGGCAATGCTAAACGCAATACAAACTTTAACAATAAAGACACTATTAGTGGAGACTACAATTACGCTAATAGATTAAACGCAGGATATAGTAAACAAGCAAAAGATGGCATGACAGAGCCCACAATTGACTTTCTTAAAGATGAAGTCAGCAAGATATTGAGGTGAACCCATGGCAACAACAATAGACAGATATAAGTTAGTACTTGACACATCTGGAGCATCATCCAGTTTAACTAGTTTAAAAGGAACTATTGCGGCAGCAGGCGCGGCGCTTGCAAGTGCATTTGCAATTAGTTCTATTACAGCAACAAGTGCAAGGTTTGAAGACTTACGAATTACTTTAGGTATTCTATACAAAGATACTGCAACAGGTGCTAAAGCATTTGACCAAATTAAAAAGTTTGCGGCTGAAAGTGTATTCAGCGTAGAAAACCTTACTGAAAGTGTTGTTAAATTAAAAGCCGCTGGATTAAATCCAACTATAGAGCAAATGAAATTATTTGCTGACGTATCAAGTGTAAGTGCAGACAGTGTTGGTGCATTACAAGCAATCACAGACTTGTTTGCAAGAACTACTGCTGGTGGATTAGGTCTTGAAGACTTAAACAGACTAGCAGACAGAGGTATCCCTGTATTCACTATTCTTAAAGACACACTAGGGTTAAGCAGACTTGAAATAACCAAAGTAGGTCAAAGTGCTGAAGGCGCAGGCCGTATATTGGCAGCATTATCAGAAGGCTTAAAAGACACGTTTGGCGGATCAAGTGCGGCAAGAGCAAACAGTTTATCTCAAGCATTTAGTAACTTTGGAGATTCTGTAGACAATGCGTTTGATGCAATTGGCCAAGCGGGACTTAATGAAGCACTAGGCGAAGCTACTAGAAGTATAACAACATTTATAGACGAAAATAAAGCATTAATTAAATCAATTGGTGAAGGTCTAGGAACGGCAATTACACTTGTAGTTAATAATATTAAAATACTAGTAGCAGTTATGGCCGCAGCCTTTGCAGGTGCAGTAGCAGTTAGAATTATAACACTAGGTGCAGCCGCTCTAAAACTTGCGGCAGCATTTAAGGCAGCGGCAGTTGCAGGTACTATATTACAAGGTGTTACTGGCATTGGTTTAGTTAAAGTTGCGGCAGGTATTGCGGCAGCAGGAGTTGCAGTATTATCTATTAATAAAATGACTGATGAGGCTACTGCAAGTGTTAAAGGCCTTAATGACGAAACTGATAAACTTAATGAAGGCGGACCAAGCGACGGGCCACTAAGTGGTAAGGCTACCACTGCATTATCTGCACATGCAACTGCACTAAAGGCTGTACTTGCACCTCATCAGAGATTTATTGATCAAGCACAGAAGTTTGTAGATACAGATTACCGTACAGCATTAGAAAAAGCTAACCAACGTGTTGTAGATGCTCAAATTGTTATGGAACAGTTACATCTTGCATTCAAGCGTAGTAATGGCGAAGTTGAAAACTTTGTATTCTTACTTAAAGGTGTTACAGACGAGTTAGAGGCTGCTGAAGGAGCAGTTGTTAAACTTAATGAAGCCAACAAAATATTAACAAACGATGAAAAGTTTGCAGAATACTTTAAGGACTTAACTGAAAGTGCTCAGACACAAGCAGACCAATTAGCATTTAATAAAAGAGCAACAGAAGAATTAACATCAGCAATGATGAATGGCACAATTAGTTTAGAAGCGTACTTTAATGCATTAGAAGTAGTTAATGAAAATCTAGGCATATCAAAAGAAGCATTAATGGATTTGACATCAACAAGTTTAGACTTCCAACGTACCCTACGTGCAAGTACAGAAGATGCACAACGTGAATTTGCACAACTTAATATGGATCCGCTTGAACGTCAAATAGATGAAATTCAACATACTCTAAACAGAGACTTACGCGATACAGTTAGAGAATTAGAAAATGCAAAGATACTAAACCCTGAGTTAGCTAAAGACTACGATGCCGCAATAAAAAATATTACAATAGCAACAAAAGAAGCAATTACGGCACAGCAAGGACTTGCTACACAATCATACAATACACAGCGTACTTTTGCATCAGGTTGGAAGAAAGCGTTTAACGAATACGAAGACAATGCAACTAACGCAGCCAAACGTGCTGAACAAGTATTTGCTAAAACAACCAAGGGCATGGAAGACATGATAGTCAACTTTGCTAAAACTGGTAAGTTTGAATTTAAGAGCTTTGTTGCAAGTCTATTAGAAGATTTACTTAGAGCACAGATACAACAAAGTATGGCAAGTGTATTCCAACTACCAGCACTAGGTGGCGGAACAGGAACAATTGGCAATCAAGCAGGCGGAATGTTTGGCGGCTTTTTTGCAACTGGCGGAATGATACCTCCAGGACGCTTTGGTGTTGTTGGAGAAAATGGACCTGAACTAGTAAGTGGTCCTGCAAATGTAACACCTAATTTAGGCAGCGGTGCAGTTACATATAATATTAATGCTGTTGATGCAAGAAGCTTTAAGGAGTTAGTTGCAGCCGATCCAGGCTTTATACACGCAGTAGCAAACAAGGGCGCAAGTGCGTCACCAAGAAGGAGATAAACAGATATGAGCTTCCAATGGATAGTTGACAATGCTGAAACACTTAGCATTAATAGAAAGCAAGTAGTTGCAAGCACTACAGCAAGAGACGGAACTGTAAGAGCAACGTCAAGAGGTACTGCTAAGAAGGTGTTTACTGTTAAACTACCAGACGGTCCACGTTGGACTGATCTTAGAAGTAATATACTTGCCGCTGAAGCATTAGACAAAGTTACAGCTAATGCTATAACACTATCATACGCAAACTTCCCCTGGTATTACGGAAATGTTGACCCTGGCGGCAGTGCTGAAACTTATAATGTAATCTGCATTAGCTTCCCAGAATGGACAATATTTGCAAGAGATCAAGTTAGTTGGGGCGGCCCCTTTGTGTTTGTAGAGGTGTAACATGAGTGTAGACTTAACAAGTTCACAAGCAGTTAGAACATCACTATTTGTTAGAATTGACGTTGCTGAATACAAAGCAACAAGTGGCGCATCGTTTGCAAACGAAGTGTTAACATTTAGTGACCATGACGCAACATTTACTATTGATGCAGAATCATATGTTCCAATTGGAAGTTTATTAAACATTACATCAAGTTCAAGTGAACTTAGATCAAGTTCAAATACAATTACAATTACACTCAGCGGCATTCCAGACAGTAGCATTGCTGAAATAATTTACAGTAAAATTAAAGGTTCACCGGTTAAGATCTACCGTGCATACTTCCATGCAACAAGTGGCACACAAATTGGAACAACACAAGGACGTTACATTGGCACTGTTAACAATTACAGTCTTGATGAAGAGTATGACGTTGGTGCAAGAACTGCTTCAAACAGTCTCCAGATTGAGTGCTTGTCAAACGTGGATATATTAAGTAGTAAGATAGCAGGACGAAAGACAAATCCACAAAGTATGAAACAATACTATTCAACAGATGTTAGCTTTGATAGAGTACCTAACTTAAAAGATGCATCCTTTAACTTTGGAGCACCACAATGAGTTTCTTAAGTACATTAGGCAGCATAGCAAAAGGCGTTGGTGGCTTCTTAAAAAGTAATAGCCTTGGATCAAGTTTAGCCAAAACAGCACTATACGGATTAGCCTTAAAGAAGGTTAGTGACAGTATTAGAAAAAGTGCAGATGCCGCACAAGCAGCCGCAGATACAGGCAGTCGTGTAACAGTTAGTCCAGACACAACTAATAGTGTACCAGTAATATATGGTGATGCTTTTGTTGGCGGAGTTGTTACAGATGCAGAACTTATTGGTAACAATACAGATATGTGGTTTTGCGTAACACTAAGTGAAAAGACAGGCAACCTTATTGACGGTACTGCTAGTGCATTTAGCTTTAAAGAAGTTTACATGGATGGCCTTAGACTAGACTTTAAACCAGACGGCGTTACTGTTGATCTTGCATATGACGAAGAAGGTAATAGTACTGACAAATGGAGTGGATATTTAAAAGTTTATCCATATAACGGCAACAGTGATTTACCAGCACAATTAACAACAGAATCAGGTGGCAACTCAGTAGCAGCCTACAACTTGTTCCCTAATTGGACTAGTGCCCATGACATGACTAATTTAATCTTCTGCTTAATTAAAATAGAATACAATGCTAAAAATAAGATTACTGGATTAGGCAATTTGCAATTTAAAGTATCTAATACAATGAAGAAGCCAGGAGATGTAATGTTTGACTATATGACCAATACACGATACGGCGCTGGTATTAGTACAGGGGAGATTTACAGTCAATGAAGAGTTTAAATTACTTAAATGGAGTAAGCGATACAGTTGTTTCGTTTACTGACAATAGACCATCAAATGTTTTATTTGATAGACCTAAAGCAAAGGATATTGCATTTACAGATACTTCACTATCCTTCAATGTTATTGCAGGCATTAATATAATTGAATTAATTGGCTCTCCAAATGTACGATACCAAATTGAAGTAGGTAGTTCGTATGCTACTGTAACTTTAGGCTCATTACCGGCTGGCGTAACATTAGTACAAAGCGGAAACACTTATACATTCTACGGTATAGACAGTGTAAGTGACTGGAATGCTGTTAAGAGTCCATTAATAACATTAACTGCTGGATTTGCTGGCACTGTTTACTACAATCCTACAATCCTATATGATACTGATATTCAATCAAACCTACAACAACAATGGACTGTAGGAGTATTTGTTCCTAATTCACTTATGGAAACAAGTGTAGCGTGTTCAGTTATTGCAAATAAAATTACAGGGATACAGCAAGCATTTACTAGTGCATTTACTATTAATCAAGCAATATTAACAAGAAGCGGATTTACAGACACAATTACTGTTGATTGGCTTGCAAATGCTACCAATCAAATCACAGGTGCTCCGCAGTTAATTTATGAAAACACAAGTAATGAGTCTTGGAGTGTAACTGTAACTCCAGATCAAATTGATAGGGTTGATACAATACAATCTACAATAAGTGGCAATACTAGTTTTGACACCACTACTAAAGTATTAACAATTACCGGAACCTTCACTGACGTCAATACGCATCTTAATAATCTAACAATAACTAACCTTAGTGTTAAACAAGATTTTGTGTTAACTTATGTAGCAACGTCGGATGCAACAGAATTAACAAATAGAGCATACCAGGCATCACAAACTGCTAACTGTTCAAACATAGATTATTTGTCTGAGCCACGAGGAATAGCATATCATACTCCGGGAGTACTAACAGTGTTTGGCACAGTTGCTCCAAACATATTAGATCCAGATTATACAAACGCTGGCAATTATGTTTACAAAGCTACTGCCGTTACACCATCACAGTTAACAAGTATGTCTACTACTGGCATTACTAGATGGGGCACTGATCAAGAACTATCTAAAGACATTTACCTTAGAGATGAAGATAGGGGTGATGGACCTAGTGTTGCATTTAATAGCACAGGTGACATTATGGCAGTTGGATACAAGTACAACCTAAACAGTTTAGGTCAGCAGCCGCAAGGTGCACTAGAAATATACTATCTGCAAAACAACACCTGGACATGGGTGCAAACATTTACTGGCGGAAGCACATCATACTTTGGACAAAATGTTAGATTTGCAACAGACGACACATTAATAATTGCCGCACCATGGGACTTTAACAGTGCTGGGCGAGTTTACATATACAAAAGAAACGCTGGCCTAAATACCTTTACGTTAGATCAAACATTAGTTGGTGAATCTAGTTGGCAACAAAGTAATGGTCAATATACCGGCAACTTTGGCTACAAAATGGACAGCAGTGCAGACGGTGACTTACTATTAATTATAAATCACTGGCAGCAGGCTGGAAGCGGAAGCGGATCAGATGGCGTGACTAGATCATATGAAATGACTGGTGAGGTTTGGACTAGAACAGGTAGTGGCAGTTATAGCCGCGTACAAGTAATAAATGTTGATAATACATTTAACGGTACTAGTGTACTCTTTGACAAATGGGAGGATGCAACTGTTAGTGGAAACGGAAATAGATTTGCACTAACATCTTGGTACAATGGTGTTGCCGCATACGGATACACTCAAATTTACAAACACAACGGAACGAGTTGGGCAATAGAACATACTGTTCAAACAGATACTCCAGGTAGTGGCTTAGTATTACTAAGCCCTGATAGTAACACGCTATGGCAGTTGGTACCTCTGTCAGGGGTTCCAGGTAAAATACTACAATACAATTACAATGGATCTAGTTGGTCATCGCCATCTACAATTAATGCACAAATATCGTCTAACGATGACTCCTTTGGTGCAGACATGCGAATAAGTGATGACGGATTAAAAGTGTTTATCCGGGTGCAGGCAGATGAGATAGTTGAAGAACATTCCTTTAACCAATCAACTCATACACTAACTTATGTTAGAAGTCTTGCTGTTGAAGGTCCTTCATCATCGCAGAGCGTCCTACAATCTATTATGTTTGTTATAAACACAGACGGCAGTAAATATGCACTTGGTGCCTTAGGCGCTGACCTAAAGATAAACTCGTACGGTCCAAAACCAGGTGAGTTTAATTCTGTTACTGGAGAGATAACAATTACTGGCACAAAGGCACAAGTTAATCAAGATATTGAAACAATGTCAATAACAACTCCTAGTGATAGTTTATACAATGTAAGACTTAATTACGATGTAACTACACCAGAATCAAATACAGAAACTAAAACACAAGTTGTGTTTAAGCAAATTTAAGGATTAAAAGATGGCGAGTAGAAATAAATTTGAAATTAACGGTGTTATAGATACAAGTAATAATGTATTAGACAACATTGAACTCCTAGCAACTAGTTCTGGGTGTTTTGTTACTTGGAACCCTAGTCTAGGCAAATGGGTTGTTATTGTAAATGAACCTGGTGCAAGTGTTAAAAGTTTTACTGACTCAAATATACTTGGTAGTATAAATGTCGGCGGCAGTGGAGTTAATGAATTATACAACAGTGTTCTAATAGAATATCCACACAAAGATCTAAGAGACGCAACTGACTATCTTACTGTAACAACACCGACTGCTGATAGATTTGCTGAAGAACTTGATAACCAATTAAACATTAAACTTGATTGTATTAATGATCCAGTGCAAGCACAAATTATTGCAACACAGGAACTTAAACAAAATCGTATTGATAAGATTATACAGTTTGCAAGTGACTTTACAGCAAACGGATTGAAAGCTGGTGATTTAATTGATGTTACTGCTGGCATGTATGACTACACAAATAAAGTGTTTAGAGTAATACAAATTGAAGAACAAGACGATGATGATGGTGCAATAGTTTACAACATTACAGCATTGGAATATGATGCAGATGTATATGTAGCAGACCTAACAAGAGATCTAAGAACCAAGCGTAATGGTGTTGTTCCTAAAATAATGAACCAAGAAATCCAAGCAAGCGACGATATTGACGCTGGTGCAAGTATTGGACGTTTACTGTTAGCAAATGCTGCCGCTAAGATGTTTAACAGTTTGCTTGGCAGTTTGTTTGGTGATCCAACAGCAGAAGGTGCTTTAACAGCAGATGAAGTTAAGGAAGCACAAGAACAAGCAGATTTCTTAAGTAGCACAAAGAAACCACCATTAACACACTCAGCAAGCACAACAGCATTATGCGAAGGCGGAACTGTAACAATTTCCTTAACAGATGATTGTGAGTCTTGTTACTTTGTTACTCCAGACTATGAATACCCATATACAATTACAGGCATAGACGCAAGTGACATTAGCATTCCGTTGACCGGGGTAGTGCAAATAACAAGTAAAACAGGATCAATTGCTTTTGATCTTACAGAAGATAGTGACATAGCATACGAAACATTAACATTTACTTGTGGTGAAAACTCTAGCAATGTTGTTATCCAATCACCTAAGGCATTTACATATGACAGTGTAACAGCAAATCCAACAGCAACTACAGAAGGTGGCACATCAACAATTACAATTGCAACAACCGGCATTGCTGATGGCACAACTGTTCCGTATACAATTAGCGGAAGTGCAAGTAGCAAAGTAACAAGTCCATCACTGTCAGGCACAGTAACAATTACTAGCGGTGGCGCAACAATAGATATTACAACAAACAATGACGGTGTATACACAGGCGGACAAAGTTTAACATTTACACTTGACCCTGGCTATCAAGATCCGTGTGCAATTAGTCCACCAGATCTTACTGCTGATATTAGTGTTGCTGATGACGAAACTGCACCACCATATGTAGCACCTGACAACACTTGCCGGACAGTAACAGTTCCAGTTGCCTGGTGTGGAAGTTACGACCCAAGCACTAACTATCTTAAAAGTTTAAGTTCAGTACGCACAATGACATTTGCATTAGCAAGTGCAGGTGGCACAGCAGTACCTTCAGCAGTAAGTGTAACATCACCAGGAACAAGTAGTGCGGCAATTGTTGTTGGTTCAACAGTTAATGTTGACACAACTACCGGACAAAGTGGAACTGATGTAAATATAATTACATCGTTTGACACACCTTCGCAATATCCTAACACAAGAATTACAGGCACAACATCTACACTTAGAGGATATTAATCTTTTTTAGCCTTTTTTAGACGTTTTTTGACGTTTGGGGCTAAATACATTGCAAGACGAATAAACAGGCAGCTTTGTCTGTAATAATCAAAAGCAGACAACATAGGAGAATTAACATGTCGGCAGCATCAAACTACACAGAAAACGCAGTACTAGACCACGTTCTAGGCGGAGCAAATTACACTCCAGCAACAACACTTTACCTTGGATTGTTCACAAACGCATCAACCAACGCGGCAGCTAATTTAGAAGCTGGAACATTGTCAGACGAAATTTCCGGCAATAACTATACACGTCAAACAGTAACTTTTGCTGGGGCGTCAGGCGGTTCAGCGGCTACTAACGGTACTGTAACATTTCCAGCGGCAACTGGCAACTGGGGTACAATTACTCACGTAGCAGTAATGGACGCATCAGCAACAGGCAACGTGTTGTTTTGGGGAGCAGTAACAACTTCCAAAACTATTGAAAATGGCGATACTTTCCAGGTATCTTCAGGCAACTTAACAATCAGCCTAGCTTAATTAATAGCAGGGATGTCTGCAACAACTGCAGGCATCCTCTTTAACTTTATAGGAGATTGGCGTGAGTACAATAGTATTAAGAAACACAAAAGGATCAGCGTTATCCTTTACGGAAGGTGATGCAAACTTCACTAACCTAAATAACGACAAATTAGAATTAACAAATTTAAGTGTTGGAGCAGACGCTTCAGCAAGTGGTACTGGCGGCATTTCGTACAATAACGCCACAGGTTCATTTACATATACTCCACCAATTGTTCCAAGTTCAGGTATTGGAAATGTCGTTGATGACGCAAGTCCACAACTTGGCGGAGCATTAGACTGTCAAGGCGAGATTATATCTAATCCAATATTACAAGATTATGCAGAAACAATTGATACACTAGGATCTACTGATGCACCAACATTAACTGTATCCAGTGGCAATGTAAAAACAGTTACTATTACATCTGGACTTACCCTAGGCGCATTTAGTGATGCGGCAACTGGTCAAAGCGTAACATTAATTGTTAGTGGTGGTGGTGCAGTTTCTGGTACAGGCGCTTACAAATTTGCAAATGGTACTAAAACATTAGTTAGCGACAGTGTAATAAGCATCTTTTATGATGGAACTACATACTGGACTTCAGTAGCAACGAACTTTACAGCCTAAGGAGAAAAATATGCCACTAGGAGCAAGTAGACTAAGTTATTTGGCACTAGCCGCTGTAGAGGCAGCCGCAGCCGGTGGCCGAGGAAGAACAATAACAACAAACGGCGATGCCCAAGTTGATACAGGACGACAAGTATTTGGCGGCGGAAGTCTTCTACTAGACGGAACAGGCGATTATCTTAACGTTGATTTAGACACTTCAACGATTACTGGGGAATTTACTTGGGAATGTTGGTTTAATGTTGATATAGACGCAGGCGGTGGCACAGTTTCCATATTGTCAAACAGATCTGGTGGTTTTGGCAATGGCGACATTATGATGTTGTTTAGAAACTACGATATGAAAATTCAAGTTAATGCCGGCGGCGGAACTTCAGCTTTCTCTGCCAACGGTGTAGGAAGTGTGTTAGCAGTTGATACATGGCATCACTATGCATTTGTGAGAGATAGTTCAAATAATGTTGGGGTATTTGTTGGTGGAACAAGAGTTGCTAATGGCACTTGGGACGGTACTTTAAGCAGTGGATCATTTGGCATTGGTGCTCACACAGATGGCGTCATTCCAGCAAACGCAGGGACGCAATGTTGGATTGACGAAGTTAGAGTATCTTCTACAAATAGATACGATCCAACACAAACATCAATAACAGTTCCGTCAACAGCATTTACAGATGACGCTGATACTAAATTGTTGTTACACATGGATGGCGCTGATGGCAACACTACATTTAGTGATGACGATAGTGCCGCATCTGCAGGTGCAGGTGCAGGTGCAGGTGCAGGTGCAGGTGGAGGTGGAGCCGCTGGCAGAACAGCAATTACACTTACGGCAGGTGGCAATGCAAAAATTAAGACAAGTGCAAGCAAGATAGGCGGTGTAAGTGCATACTTTGACGGTGGAACTGATGATTACATACTTGTGGATCATACACAGTTTAGTCACGCATACTCTGACAACTTTACATATGAATGTTGGGTTCGTTTAGACAGTTTACCAAGTTTGTTTACTATGTTAGCAACAGGAAGCACTAGAGGCGATTACCTAAGTATCTACAAAAAAAGCGGCACTTGGACATTACACGGTGCGTTTTCCAACGGTTCAGCAATATATTACCCAATATATAATATTGGGTCAACACCTACAGCCAACACTTGGTATCACGTTGCTGTAGTTAAAGACGGCGCAAGTATAAAACTGTTTTGGGATGGAACTGAACTAACAACAAATAACGGTTCAGCAGGAACAATGACAACAGACAAAGGTTGGGATGGCATTAGTAGAATTGGTGATTGGGCTGGTGGCTCAAACTATGCCACTTTAGGATACATAGACGAAGTGCGTTGGAGTAACACAGCAAGATACACCAGTGGATTTACACCAAGCACAACAGCATTTGCAAATGACGCAGATACATTACTGTTGGTTCATATGGATGGCCAAAATAACTCTACTGTATTCATTGATGACAACGGTTCAAGACAACCAGCATGTATTACTGAAGTATTTGGTGGTGAAATTGATACAGCACAATACAAGTTTGGTACCGCAAGTTGGTATCAAGATAGTGAGTATTATGGATTAAAACAAGGCGGTGGCGCTAAGGATAGATTTGATGCTATTGGAACAGGAGAATTTACTGTTGAAATGTGGGTAAGAAAAGACACAAATACCTCAGCTAATCAATACTTATTCAACGCCAACAGTCAAGCATCTCTATATTACAATGATGTTAACAATAGATTTGAATACAAAGCCAACGGTGACACACAGTTAAGAATTACAGGCTCAACGTCTATTAGTAATAATACTTGGTGTCATGTTGCAATCTCAAGAGACAGCAGTGGAAACACAAGAATGTTCTTAAATGGTACTCAAGAAGGAAGCACATACGCAGATTCAACTAACTGGTCTTCTAACTCAGAATATCTATATGGCGTTAGTAGAGATGGTATGGAATCTTGGCGTGGGCACATAGACGAAATAAGAGTGTCAACAATTAGTAGACACAGTAGTAACTTTACACCTGAAACTGTTGAGCATAACAACGACACAGACACAATGATATTATTGCATTTTGAAGGCGCAGACGGCGACACTACATTCAGTGATGACAATGCATAAGGAATAACCAATGGCTGATATTAGATATTACGAACCAGGTTACATTGATAACGATTACTTTGATGAAGTAATCAGCACCACTGGTTATTACATTGAAGGCTACATTGATGACGATTATATCGTTGGTGGTCAAGTTAAAGAGTTTAACGTAGCACTTGAAGTACAAGTTACTAGTATTACCGCTGCCGGACTTATATTTGAAGCACAAGTTGACCTTGAAGCGTTTGGCGGCAGTACACTAGTTGCAGATGCATTAAAGAATCACGCAGCCATACTTGACTCAGTAATATCAATGAGTGCTACTGTAAGCAAGATTGCAGGCAATGTAATTACACTTGACAGTATTATTAATACTAGTTTGCAAGGCGATAGGGTCCGTGATGTAGACTCTGCACAAACCGTATCTATTGATATTCAAACAGCACCATCCGTCTTCAAAGACTTTGGTGCTTTGTTGTCAAGTACAGGCGGCTTTGAATTATTAATGACTGTTAACGCAGATGTTGCAATTAGTGTAATATCAACACTAACAGTTGCTCCAATGAGCTTTACTGGTAAAACATATCCAAATCGTATTACAGTTCCGCATTACTTTGCTTCTGCAAACACATATACAAACGCAAGAACTACTGCTCTATCTGCTACAAATATTGAAACAACGTTTGATACTACAATAGTACAAGAAGGCACACATTCTCTTAAGGCTCAGAGAACCTATAACCAAGGATTGGTGTTAACAGACGGCTCGCCAACCCTACGATACATTGCACAAGATGAAGAATTTATATTAGAGTTTTGGATCTATGTAGATGGCAATAACTACTCTGACGAATATATTGCAACTGTAGGTGCAAGGCGACCAACAAACTCTACCCTATCTGACGGGCTAGGTACCCAGACCTCCAAATTAAGCGGAAGTCTTGGTTATAATGCTGCCTGGTTAAATAACCATCTGATAGGTATGACAATAGGTACTAACTATAGCCCCTATGGTAGTGGCTTTGTTGCATTTGTTAACGCAATTGATAATAGTGGCAGTAGTAGTCAACCTCGCACTTTACGATTAAATGGATCATCATCTCTATCAGGCAACACTTGGCAACGTGTTGCATTAAGAAGAAATAGTAGCGGTACTGTACAATTAATTAAAGACACTACAGTTATTGCCAGTACTTCATATGATGGAAGAATACAAATAGATTCTTCTACTTTTGATCTCCGGGGTGGATTGTATAGCAACATAACTCGCAATCACCTTACCTCTAGAGCATATTATGATAACTGGAACTTTAGAAGAGGCGAATCAAATTTAACATCTAGTTCTACACAACCTTACAACCAAGACAATGTAGTTTGGCATTACCAGTTTAACAATAATTACGATGAAACATTCCAAGCATTGCTTGAAGGCGTTGCTACACTTGCAACAACATCAACAATGGTTGCTGTTCCTAACGCAACCTTAGACGGTATTACAATACATCAGTCAAGTGGCACACTAACTGCTGATGCTAACATAATTCAAGGCGCAAGTGCTGACATTGCATCTAGTGCAAGTTTAACAGTATTAACCGGATTTGTTAAAGACGCAAACATTAACACTGACAGTATTGCAAGCCAAATAAGTGCTGTTGCTATGATTGGTGATTTCTTTATTAATGCTAATGTTGTTGCAAGTCTAGCACTTGACATAAGCAAGATTGCTGGCGTCACAGCAAGCACACAAGCGTCATACACAGCATCTATTGATGTACACAAGCAAACTGACACACAAGCAACGCCTAACGCTACAACAACACTTAGTGCAGACGTAAGTGGCGGCTTTGTTGGCGGAAGTGCTCAACTAGGTGTTACAAGTACATTAGGCATATTGTCAACTGTATTCAATAATGTTGATGCAACTATAACTGTAACAGCATCTATGGCTGCAAATACAAGTGTTCTTAGAAATGCTGATGCACAAATGTCAAGTACAGTTGCACTTTCTAATACAATAAGTCCAATAAGAAACTTTAACATAAGCACTGAGTCTATTGCATCACAACTAGTTGCAGTTGCTAAAGTAGGTGACTTCTTAGTTGACACACAAACAGTTGCAACCTTAGCAATAACAGCACAAGTAACAAGCGGAAATGCGGCAACACTAGACACTACAACATCACTTGGAATTGATACTAGCAACATTATTAGAACTGTTGACACTAATATGTTTGCAGTTAGTAGTTTAACAACTGTTGTAACTGCTGGTCAAGATGCAATATCTAATCAAGAAGTTATCACAAGCCTAGACGTAACACCGGTTAAGATAGTCGGCGCAACAGCAAGTCTTGCAAGTGAAAACGCATTTACATCTATAATTGTTGCAACACGCAACAACGAAATTGAGATTAACAATGTTGTAGAACTTAGTGCAACAGCAAACTCAACTCTGTCAGCAAGTAGTACACCAACAGCACAAGTAACAGTAGTTGCAACCGGCGATAAACTAGTAAATTTTGAAAGTTTGATAAGTACTAGCGTAAGCATAACAGCACTTGGACAGTTAGTACACGTTACTGAAATTGTATATGTTATTCCACGTGAAGATAGAATATTTACAATACACAATGAACGAAGAACACATAAAATTACAAACGAAATTAGATCATATAAGGTAGGAGAATAACATGGCGATTAACAGAACAGGATTTGAACAAACAAATGTTGGGCTTACAATTGATAAGGATGTTGAAGCACAATTAACATACACATTTGATTGGAGCGAATGGCTTCCAAACAGTGATGCAGTTAACACAGTATTATATTCAGTTGCCGCAAGACGCAATGACCCAACACCAATGGTAATTCAAAGCCAGGGTAAATCAAACGCAAACAAAAATACATTTGTTGAACTTAGCGGCGGTGCAACTGGTAAGGTTTATATTGTTACAGCAAAAGTTACAACAACAGACGGCTTAGTAGATAGAAGAAACTTCCGTGTAAACGTAGTTGATAGGGCAGCCTAAACATGCCAGACACTACAGAATACGAACGCGAACATCTAGAAGCACACGTTGATTTGTGCGCCATAAGGTATGCACATTTGAACGAACGTTTAGAAAAAGTTGAAGCCGCAGTTACTGAGTTACACACAGGTGTTGTTAAGGGCAACAAAGGATTAGTTAAAGCTATGATCGTTGCTGTAAGCACTATTGTTGTTGCCCTAGTAGGCGCTGTTGCAACAATCATAAGTTCTATGCCAATTTAACTAAGTTCAATCTTAAGGTTGTTTAAATAGATGTATGAAGAACATACCAAAAGATCTATCTGACAGACTATTATTTGAAACACCAACAAGAAACGGTCCAGACACTAAAGACCCTATTGTTAATAACACTTTGCCTTTAGAACTTAAAGAAATAGTATACGACATATCTTGCGAAGATTGCAATATGCATCTAAATGAAAGCAGAGTTGTACAGTACAAAAGGTTGAGAGTACCTTACAAGTATTGGACTAGTCAATGTTTGGTATGTAAGAACTACAAATGTCCAATCACTAATGAATATAATCTAAACAATGTTGAATTAAGAAACCAACACAACATTATTGCTGGCAAAAATAAAACACAGCGCCAGTCTAGCACTGGTAAAACACTTGGTAGACCACGAAAAGATTATCCCCTAACTTCAGAACAACAATTTATGAAAAAAATTGGTAGACCACCAGGGGCCAAGAACAAGCCAAAATGTAACGTATATGATAAATAATACTGTAGCAGAAGTGTATGGCTGTCACTGTACTCCTGAATATGTCCTAATGCCATTGGGCAACTCCGTTGGGAAAACTTCTGCTACATCTTTTAGTTCTGACGAATAAAAAGGATAAAAACGCCAGTCGTTTTATAGTCTGCTAAAACACTTAAAAGCGTGTTGAGGGCAGACTTTTTTTGGCTTAAACTTCAATTCAAGCTTTAACTATGAAAGCAATCCGTTGCAATGTGCCTTAACAAGCGATTGTGTTAGTTTATATAGTTTATGTGTCGTTGTGTGCCGTTATAGCGTATACTCTACAACAGTGTAATTAAGAGCCATAACTTATACTTGACACAAACCACAAACCATGCTAAAATTGTAGTATTGCATAAATACTATTGTCAGAACAAGGAGAAAACAAATGGCTAACAACGAATATTCAATGCAAGATATATATGATGCGCTATCAGATATTGATAAAACATTAAACACTACAGCAGACGGCACAAACTGGACCGTGGCAGATAGTTTAAGCAACATAGCAATCAACCTAGAACGCATCGCAGACGTGGCAGATCGTTGCAGTAAAGCAATGAATATTCGCACCGCAGACGCACTAGAAAAAAAATAGACAAACACTCCTAAGGCATGAGTATAAACTGCCTAAAACTTGAAGGAGAAAACTAATGGCTAATCATGAAACAACACAAGCGGCTTTACTAAGTCTGAATTGTCTGAAACAACAACAGTTTCTAACACCTATACAAAAGCAACAATTCCGTACAGCAATTAAAACATACAACTGTGGTGAAAACCTTAATAACAAGCAACTAACCAATGTATTGAATAGTGCAAAGAAGGTGATGTTATGAGTACAGCAATAATGGAACTAATTGCAAAAGATACAGCGATACGACAAAATGGCGTAGAGTATTATAACATAGAAGAACAAAAGAATAACAAAGAAGAACATATTGCAACGACTCCGTCTCTGATCTCTCTTGACAAGGCTTCGCCTAATTCAATAGATAGTCTACTTGCTCAAGAGCGTCTTGACTCAAGAGAAAGAAAGGTGGTTATGGAAGACGAAATTTCTGAGGAGGAACCACCCCTTGGTCCACACAATGTCAAGCGAGCAATTGTGCAAATGTTTAACAATGAAGGTGGACAACGCAAGCTTAAAATTAGACTTAACTTAGATGACGGTACTAATGCTGAGTTTATTGCTCCTATGCAACCCAAGAGC